ATGCCGTGGGCGGCGCGGGCCGAGGCCGGCAAGGTGCGGCTCGTGGCTGGCGCGTGGGTCCGCGAGTTCCTCGACGAGGTGTCGGCGTTCCCGTCGGGACGCCACGACGATCAGGTCGACAGCGTGAGCGGTGCGATGCCGCTGCTGCGGGCCGTTGAGTTCAGGGGGGTTCGATGAGCGAGATCGCGCTGCAGCCGGCGCAGAGCGTCGAGATCTGGGATTCGTTCATGGTCAACGGCACGGTGTACTACGCGCTGCTGAACCGCAACTTCAACTATCGGCCCGAGGTGTGGCGCCTGCGCACGTCCGGCGTGTACGAACGGCTGTGGCTCGGCAGCCCAGCCTACAAGTACGCGTCGGTGACGCTGTCGGCGTCGGGCCGCGCGCTGGTGATCGCGTACTCCCGCAGTAGCACGCGCGACAGCTCGACGCCGTTCCTGCCGTACTTCACGACGATCCCGTATCTGCTGGTGTGAGGGACCGATGATCATCGATGTGAGACATGGAGACAGCACTGCCATCATGGCGACGCTCGATGCGAACAGCGTCGACGCCGTCGTCACCGATCCGCCGTACGGGTTCCGACTCATGGGCCGGCACTGGGACGGCGGCGTTCCCGGCGTCGATGCGTGGGCCCAGGCACTGCGTGTCGCGAAGCCTGGAGCGCACCTCCTCGCGTTCGGCGCCACGCGGACCGTGCATCGCCTCGGCGTCGCCATCGAGGACGCCGGCTGGGAGATTCGCGACACGCTGCTGTGGCTGAACGATAGCGGCATCCCCAAGACGTTGTGATCGGAGTACCAGCCGATCATGATGGCGCGCAAGCCGATGATCGGCAGCGTCAGCGTCAACGTCGAAGCGTACGGCACCGGCGCGCTGAACCTCGACGCGTGTCGCTTCGACGATCGATGGCCGGGCAACGTCATTGCGACGAGCAAGATCGCGCGCCTAGACCGCGACGACGGTGCCGACAACACGCATCCCGGCGTCAAGCCCACAGCGCTGATGACGTGGCTGTGCCAGCTCGTGACGCCAGCTGGCGGCGTGATCCTCGATCCGTTCTGCGGCTCGGGCAGCACGGGCCGCGGCGCGATCGCTGTCGGAGCTGGGCGGTTCATCGGCATCGACCAGGACGAGGAGTACTGCGAGATCGCGCGGCGACGCATCGGTGCCCTGGCGCGTCCGATGGATTTTCTTTTTTGAGCATCTGTGGCTGTTGTTTTTTTCTTATGGAGACTACGCTATGCGCATTGTCTGCACCGTGAGCGGCGGCCTGGCGTCGGGCTATGTGGCCATGATGGCGCTGCGCGACCATCCCGACGCCGAGGTCGTGCTGTACTTCAACGACACGCGATGGGAGCACGACGATCTGTACCGGTTCCTCGGCGAGCTCGAGCAGGTGCTGCGGCATCCGATCACGACCGACAGCGACGGACGCGACGTCGAGGAGCTGGCGTATCATCACAACGCGCTGCCCAACAATCGCGCGCCGTTCTGTAGCCACGAGCTCAAGGCCGAGCGGTTGCACCGCTTCGTCCAGGACGGCGATGTGATCATGTTCGGCATCGGGCCCGACGAGCAGCACCGCGCGCAACGCCTGGCGCAGCGCTACCGCAAGCTGGCCTATGATCGGTCGATCAACCTGACGATGCGGTTCCCGCTGATCGAGCAGAACGTGACGAGCCAGCAGATCGAAGCGTGGTACGCCAGCGTCGGCATCCGGCGACCGGTGCTGTATGATCTCGGGTTCAAGCACAACAACTGCTCGGGTGGCTGCGTGCGCCAGGGCAAGCGCGAGTGGGCGCATCTGTACCGCACGATGCCGGAGGTGTACGCCGAGCGCGAGCGGTTCGAGGTCGAGATGGGCGAGCACATGGGCCGCACGCTGTCGTTCATGAGCAGCGGCCTGACGCTGACCGCGCTGCGCCAGCAGATCGACGCGCAGCCAGCGCTCGACCTCGGCGGCGGTGACGATCGCAGTACGCCGGAGTGCTTCGGCGTCTGCGCGACGCAGCAGTGACCGTGCGATAATGGCGGCGAGCATGGAGGGCGTATGAGCTGGGCAACGCAACTGCGCTACGGACTGGCGCGATGGTTCTTGAAGGCCGGCGGGCTGGCCATCGTCCCGCGCTGGATCGACACCACCGTGCTCGATCCGACGTGGCGTGCGCTGTCGCGTGACGGCTACCGGCGCAATGCGGCGGTGTATGCCTGCGTGTCGACGCTCGCCTTCGACCTCGTCGAGCCGGTGATGCGCTGCTACAACGCGCAGGGCGAGGAGATGGGCGCGTCGCCGCTGGCGCGGTTGCTGTCGCGGCCCAACGCCATGCACAGCCAGCGCGAGTTCTGGACGCTGTGTGCCGTGTACGCTGCCGTCGGCGGCAACGCCTACATTCACATCGTTCGCGATCGACGTGGCGTGCCGGTCGAGCTGTGGCCGTACCACGCCGGGCAGATGGTGCCGGTGCCGGAGACGAACGCCAACGCAGGTACGTGGATCTCGCGGTACGACTACATCAACGCGGACGGCACGGAGTTCCCGGTGGCGGCCGCTGACGTGATCCAGATCCGCTGGCCGAGTGTCGATCTCGAGCAGCCGTGGTGCGCGCTGTCTCCGATCGTCGCCGTGGCCGCCGAGGTCGACGCGACCAACGAAGCGATGCGCTACGTCCGAGCGCTGCTCAAGAACGACGCCATGCCGCGCATCGTGCTGCAGGCACCGGCTGGCCTGCAGCTCGACGACACGGCTGTGGGCCGCATGCGCACGCAGTGGACCGAGCGCTACGGCGGCGACCAGCGCGGCGGCGTGGCCGTGCTCGAGGAGGGCGTGACGCTCCAGCGCGTCGGATTGTCCATGGCCGAGCTGGCGTTCGATGCGCTGATGCGCGTGCCGGAGGCGCACATCGCCGCAGCGTTCCGCGTGCCAGCGATCGTCGCGGGCCTGGGCATCGGTCTCGACCGCTCGACGTACAGCAACTACGCCGAAGCCCGGATATCGTATACCCAACAGACGCTGATCCCGCTGTGGCGCATGTGGGAGGGCGAGATCCAGGCGTCGCTCGGCGACGCCTTCAACGTGGTCGTGCGCTACGATCTGTCGAACGTGGCAGCGCTGCAGGAAGACCAGGCAGCGCGCGTGACGCGGACGATCAACGCCTGGTCGGCGGGCATCATCACACGCAACGAAGCGCGCCACGCGCTGATGCTGCCGATCGACGACGCCGGCGACGTGTACGCGATGTCGACCTCGATGCAGCTGCTCGACGCCGAACACAATCCGGTCATCGGCATGCCGACGCTGACGCCGACGACCGACGCGCCACCGACGGCAGCCGACGCGCCAGTGGAGACACGCGCTCGAGCGCCGCGGTCGCCGCATCCGATCGCCGAGTACGTGGCGCCGCCGATCGACGACGTCGCCGAGTCCATGTTCCGACGACTGCGGCGCTACGTTGACGGCCAATATCGTGGCGCTGCCGTCGAGCTCGAGAAGCTGGCGCAGCGCGAGATCGATGCCGAGCGGGCGAGGAACGTGCAATGACTGACGAGCCGTACAATCCGTTCACCGGCGGCCTGACGCCAGCGCAGTCGGAGCTGATCATCGGCGAGATGGACGACGGCACCGAGATCGCCGAGATCATGCGCCAGTTCTACCCGATCCTGCTCGAGCGCGCGTGGGAGCGTGCCGGCGGCCAGGTACAGCTCGGGCTGGCGTTCGATCTTCGCAACCCGTTCGTGCAGCAGACCATCACCGATCTGGCGCAGAAGGTGCGCCGCGTGGCCGAGACCACGCGCGAAGAAGTGCGCGGCGTGCTGGCGCGTGTCGACGCCGAGGGCCTGAGCTACCAGCAGGCAGCGCGGCTGCTGCGCGGCGTCGTCGAGACGACGGCGGAGGGCCTCGAGGTGCGACCGTTCGACAGCGCGTACCGCTCGTTCATGATCGCGGTGACCGAGGCAGCGTACGCCTACAGTCGCGGCCAGGTGCTGGCGTGGGAGCAGAGCGGCGAGGTCGACCGCATGCAGTGGGTTGCCGAGACCAACGCGTGCCCGATCTGCAAGAACCTCAACGGTCAAGTGGTCGTGCTCGGCGCGCCGTTCGAGAACGGACTGGAAGTACCAGCGCATCCGAATTGCCGGTGCGCGCTGTCTCCTGTGCTGCGTGACTGATGCTATACTGCCGCCGAGGAGGTGAGCCATGGCCTGGGTTGTCGGCGCTTCGCGCGATCTGCCATTGAACGAGACGTTGGCGTGGGACGGCGCGGCTGCGGCTGCGCGTGTCTTCGAGCTCGCCATGTTCGACAGCGACGAGCCGGACGGCGAGCTGGCGCAGCAGGCGTTCCTGGTGTACGACGACGAGCGGCCAGAGCTGCGCGGCAGCTACAAGCTCGGCATCGCCGACGTGGTCGACGGCGAGCTGACGGTGCTGGCCAGCGGTTTGCGCGCGGCAGCGTCACGGTTGCCGCAGACTGCCGACCTCACCGAGGACGTGATTAACGAAGCGCGCGCCGTCATCGACAGCTACGTGGCGCAGATGCAGGACCGTCAAAAAATACAGCCACAGATGCGAGAAACAAAATTCGATGCGCCGGGCTGGCTCCGCGGCAACGCGGCGCGTGGCCTCGAGTGGTACGGCGAAGGCCTGGCGGGCGACGGCGTGACGACGCAGACCGTGCGCGAAGCGCGCGCCATGGCCGGCGGGTTCGTGAGCGAGGACAAGGCGGTGCGCATGGCCGCGTGGTTCGCGCGCCACATGGCCGACCTCGACGCGCCGGCGGCGAATCCCAGCCACGAGGACTACCCGTCGCCGGGCGTCGTGGCGCACGCGCTGTGGGGCGGCGGCACGCGGCGGCAGTCAGAGCGCGCACAGCGCTGGGCGGAGGAGCAGGTGGCGAGTGAGCAGCGCGCAGCGGCAGCGCCACGGCACGAGCGCAAGGCCGTGGTGATCGCGCCCAGCGGCGTGTCGGATCGCACGGTGACTGGCGTGTTCTCGGTGTTCGGCAACATGGATAGCTATGCCGACGTCATCCACAACGGTGCGATGGAGAAGACGCTGCACGAGCGCGGCGCGCGGATCCTGCACCTCTGGCAGCACGATATGGACCAGCCGCCGATTGCGATGATCGAATCGATCCGCGAGGTACCGCGCCAGGCGCTGCCGGCAGAGGTGCTGCTGCGCGCGCCGATGGCGACGGGCGGTGCCGAAGTGACGCGGACCTACCTCGACACGCCACGCGGCAACGAGGTGCTGGCGGCGATCCGCGGCGGCGTGCCGCTCGAGATGTCGTTCGCCTTCGATGCAATCCGGTACGACTTCGTCGAGGACGCGGCATCGCCGATCGGCGTGATCCGCAACCTGCGCGAGCTGAAGCTGTACGAGACGTCCGATGTATTGTTCGGCGCGAACAGCGCCACAGTGGCGGCAAAGATGCATACGACAATGCCGATCCCGACGCTGCTGGCAGCGTTGAAGGTGGCCATGAAGGCCGGAGCGCGACACAGCACGCGCGACGTGCAACTGATTAACAGCATCGCCGAGGCGGCGGTGGAATTGGGCGCGACCAGCGTGCGCCTGATAGCTGAGCCTGATCCCGACGAGGAGCGCGCCGCTCGTGGAGCACTCGCTGTCCCGGTCGATCGGTCACGGCAACTGCGCGCTGCAGCAGCTGCGCTGGCACTGCTGCACAAGGGAGGATCATAACCATGGCAAACACACAGGCGCTCTACAACGAGGCCACGGAGCTGTACGGTCGTGCTCGGGCATTGCTCGACGCATCGCCGAACGGCATGTCGGACGCGGACTCGGCGCAGTACGACAAGATCATGGAGCAGTTCGACGGACGGATCGCCGAGGCGAAGCGGCTCGAGCGCGGCGAGCGCGCGGCGCACATCGTTGCGGACATCGAGGCACCGACCTCGCGGCTGGGCATTGGCGGCATCGAGGCACGCAGCGCGACCGAAGAGCGACAGCTCACGCTGGTCCGCTCGTGGTTCAAGGGCGGCGTGCTGAGCGCAGCCGAGCGCAAGGATCTGTCGGCCGGCGTCGATGCCCAGGGGGGGTATCTCGTCGCTCCGGCAGTGCTGGCGCAGGGCATCGTGAAGTTCATCGATGACGAGGTATTCCTGCGGCGGCTGGCCACGGTGATCCCGATGGACGTCGGCACCGAGCTGATCGCACCGACGTGGGACACCGATCCGGCGGACGCCGACTGGCTCACCGAGATCGCCAGCGTCACGACGGACACCAGCATGGCGACGGGCCTGCGCACGCTGCGGCCGAGCCGCTTGTCGAAGCAGGTCAAGATCTCGCGGACGCTGGTGAACCAGTCGCGGATCAACATCGAGCAGTGGGTCCAGGCGCGCCTGGCCTACAAGTTCGGCATCACCGAAGAGAAGGCGTTCATGACGGGCTCCGGCGCTGCCGGCGTGCCGCTCGGTGTGTTCACTGCCAGCACGCAGGGCATCCCGACGAGCCGCGACACCACGGCCAGCGCGACGACGTCGTTCACCGCCGACAATCTGCTCGACACGAAGCACGCGCTCAAGGCAGCGTACTGGTCGCGACCGGCAACGCGCTGGGTGATGCATCGTGACACCATCGCGCGGATCCGCAAGCTGAAGGACGGCGCGGGCAACTACCTGTGGAGCCCAGGGCTTGGACCGGGCGGCGGCATCACGCAGGGCCTGCCACCGACCATCTGCGACGTGCCGTACGTGGTCAGCGAGTACGCGCCGAACACCTACACCACGACGCAGTACGTCGCGATCATTGGCGACTTCTCGTACTACTACATCGCCGAGACGCAGCGCTACGAGCTGCAGGTTCTGGCCGAGCTGTACAGCGCGACGGACCAGATCGGCTACATCGGTCGCACGTACCTCGACGGCCAGCCGGTGCTCGCCGAGGCGTTCCAGCGCTTGAAGCTGGCCTGAGGAGGAAACAATGGCACACATCGGACAGCTCAACGAGAACGTCGCGATCGACTACGTCGGCGCCGCGGTGTCGAACTCGAGCAGCACGGACAGCAACAGCACGCGGCTGGACATGCAGGGCTGGGACGGCGTGGTGTTCGTCACCACGATCACCGACAGCGCGGCAACCGGCGTGGCGACGCTGAAGGTCGAGCAGAACACGTCGGACAGCGACACCGGCATGGCTGCGCTGACTGGCGCGTCGGCTGCAGTGACGTGCGCGGTGAACGACGACATCAACGGCAAGATCCTGATCGTCGATGTGCGCGAGCCGCGTGAGCGGTGGGTGCAGGGCGTGCGCACCAGCGCGACGGCCAACATCGCGTTCGGCGAGATCCTGGCGATTCGGTACGGCCCGCGGTTGGCGCCGGTTGCGGCGAGCTCGACCACGGCAGCCTCGGCTGAAGCGGTGAGCCCGGCGGAGGTCTGACCATGAGCTACAACAGCAGCAACTACAAGGAGCAGGGCGGATCGTCGTGGATCGTCGATGGCACGCAGACCGTCAACGGGACGCTGACCATCAACGGCACGATGACGATCGCGGCAACGGCGACGGTCGGCGTGCCACGCGTGACGAAGGTCGCGCTGGCTGCCGTCGACACGGCGGGCGGCGTGTTCGCCTGGGCGAATCCGGCAGGCGCCGCGATCCTCGTCCACAGCGTGCACCTCGACATCACGACGTTCACGACCGGTGCCTGCACGATCGACGTCGGTGTGGCCGCGAACGGCACGACGCTGAGCGACACGCTGATCGACGGCGGTGATGCGTCAACGGCGGCGAAGGTGTTGAACAGCGCGACGAACGCCGGCACCAACGGCTCGA